ACAACAGGATTTAGCAACAGCAGAGGTATATGTAGCAGCAGTTTTAGCAGATGATAAAAACTTACAGAATGTATTTAAGAGTGGGGGAGATCTTCACTCTACAGTAGCTAAGATGGTATTTAATTTACCTTATGAAGTTTCTGAGATTAAAGAAAAAGCATCTACCCAAAGACAGGCTGCTAAAGCTATTACTTTTGGTATTATGTACGGGTCTGGGCCAGCTAAAGTATCTGAAACAGTGACTAAGGATAGTGGGAAACCTTTTACTATTCAGCAAGCTAAAGATACTATTGCCAAATACTTTCAGACCTTTAGTAAGTTGAAAGATTGGTTACAAATGTCAAAGGAGGATATTGAAGCAAATGGATATATTTACAGTATTTTGGGTCGTAAGCGTCGCTTACCTAATGTATTTAGCAGCGACAAGGGTATTGCATCCCATGAAGTACGCTCTGGTATTAATTTTCTTATTCAGTCTGTTGCTTCTGACATCAATCTGTTGGCCGGAATTGACTTAAATCAATGGATTAAAGATAATAATAAAGATGCGACTATTGTAGCTCTTGTACATGACTCTTTAGTACTAGAAGTGGCCGAAGAAGATGTTCAGTCTGTATCTAAAGCTATGGCTGATTTTACTCAAAAAGATAGAGGTTGTTCTATTCCAGGACAGCCAATCGGAGTAGACTTAGATATTGGAGATGATTATGCCTTCGGTAAATTCGACAAGCAATATCCAGAGTTTCTCTAATATTCATTGGCCTGTTTGGGGTATACGTCACCACGAGTATATCTCAAAAGGACTAATAAAAGACAAAGTAGGTATTAGACGTTTAGATTTAGAAGATAAACACGATACTTTCCCTTTTAGACGAATACAAGCTCAGCGATTAGATGATTATAAACTTTATCCATTGAAAAAGCCTATATGGAGTTTAAAAGACCTTGTAAAATCTGGATTATTAACTTTTGTTGATTATGAAGGTAATATTTACAATTATAAAAAACAAAGGTTCTACCCCTTAGTATATAGAAAAATACTAAATAGGAAATATACAGAAAATACTACAATATTTAAGATTGAAAATATTAATTCAGTATTTGAAGTTAAAGGTAAACTAAACCTTAAGGCGGAATATGCAGGATTATTGAAGATATATAGGGGTTACTTGCTATATGAAGTAACTAATAAGAAACTAAAAGATAGTAAGAGAAAAATATGAGTAAAGCAATTTTATCAAATAGAATTTATATGTCGGCTGACGCTAAACGACAGCAAGAGTTAGATGCTGAGTTGACTTATACAATTCCCTCTTACAATCCAATGGATCCTCCCACCGTAATTAAAAATATGGGTCGAATAAGTAAGGAATTAGTAACAGTGCCTGTAGGTAGAACTGATCTAATTCCTGAAGGTTCTGAAATTATTGATAAAAGGACTTTAGTACCTGTCGATTTTCCAGAGTTCAAATTTGACCTGAGGGATAGTCAGACTAAAGTTTATAATTCTATTGAAGATAACGCAATTGTTAACGCTTTTGTGAGTTGGGGTAAGACTTTTACAGCGATAGCCATTGCCTCCAAGTTAGGGCAGAAAACTTTAGTTGTAGTACATACTTTAGCGTTAAGAAAGCAGTGGGAAGATGAGATAGAAAAGTGCTTAGGCATTAAGCCGGGAGTCATAGGAAGTGGAAAGTTTGATGTAGAGCCAATCATTGTAGTTTCTAATGTACAGACTTTGAGTAAGAAAATGAAAGAAGTTTCAAAAATGTTTGGAACTATGATTTTGGATGAAATGCACCACGTATCGGCACCTACATTTGCTAATATTATTGACAAATCTACTGCTAGATATAAAATTGGACTAAGTGGTACATTACAAAGAAAAGATGGTAAACATATTATCTTTAATGATTACTTTGGATTCGACGTACATCAACCACCTAAAGAAAACTATATAACTCCTAGAGTTATGGTTGTTAAGTCTGAAACTCGTTTTCCAGATAGCGTAAAGCTTCCGTGGGCTAAAAGGGTTAATGCTGTGGCATATGATCAGAACTATCAAAAGTTCATAGCTCAGTTGGCTTCAGTATATGCCGCAAAAGGACACAAGGTTCTGGTCGTAAGCGACAGGGTCCAATTTTTAAAACGCTGCGCCGACCTCACCGGAAATAATGCAATATGTATTACAGGAGAGCTAAAGAGTGCAAATGAAAGAGAAGAAGAACTACAAAAGATTAAAGATGGAAGAGCAGATATATTGTATGGATCGCAAAGCATCTTTAGTGAGGGTATTTCAGTTAATGAGCTTAGTTGTCTCATTCTGGGTACTCCAATCAATAATGAACCTTTACTAATACAACTTATTGGTAGGGTTATTAGAAAACTAGAAGGTAAGCAACAACCTGTTATATTAGACGTTCATCTAAAAGGCAACACTGCTTCAAGGCAGGCGAAGTCTAGAATGGGGGTATATATTAAACAGGGTTATGAAATTAAAACGGTAGCTAGTTAAAAATAATACTTGACATTTTGGTTAAAGTTGAGTATAATATATATTCTGAAATGGAGATTTTAAGTGATTTTCTTTGACTGGAAAAAGGTGCTTAAATTAAGCAAAAAGCCTAAAAATATAATTCTTATAATGGTGATTTATACCTATGGTATTAAACTACCTAAAAGAAGAAAAAGTTCAGCACATTTTTATGGACAAGACATTACTGGGGATAGTTTTTTACTAAATCCTAAAGATCTGTTTAAGAACAAACTTCAAGTGAGTTTTGAGGATATAATAACTTATATCAAGTTAGCAAGCCTTAGAAATTACTTAGATTATGAGTGGCAGGGAGTGAAAACTCTACCGCTTAGATACACAGAGATAGAAAGGACAGAAATAGAGGATCACCCTCTTCTAGGACTGGACGATCAAGATAATATAAAATTTTACTATGAGGAAATAGATAATGGCAATTAAGTTTGGAAACGTAACAGGAAAAGCAAAGAAGTCGTCAGTAGACGCATACACTTATAAAGAAGGAAACAATGTTGTTCGCATGGTAGGTGACGTTCTACCTAGATATGTATATTGGGTAACAACAGCAGATGGAAAACGAGTACCAATGGAGTGCTTAGGTTTCGATAGAGATAAAGAACAATTTACAAATATTGAAAAGGACTGGGTTCGTCACTACCATCCAGATATGAAGTGTTCTTGGGCATATGCAGTACAGTGTATTGACCCAGAGGATGGTAAGGTTAAAGTACTAAATCTAAAGAAAAAGTTATTTGAATCAATCATGGTAGCTGCTGAAGATTTAGGCGACCCAACAGACCCAGTAACTGGATGGGATTTAGCATTTAAAAAGCAAAAAACAGGCCCACTACCTTTTAATGTAGAATATACATTACAAGTTCTAAAGTGTAAGCCTAGAGCTTTAGACGACGCTGAACTAGAAGCAATTAAAGATCTTCCTAATATTGATGATGTAATTGCTAGACCATCAGCAGACCAACAAAAAGAGTTTATTGAAACTCGCATCTTAGAAAATGGTTCATCTGATAATGAAGTACCAGAGGAAGTTGCAGAAGAAGTAGCAGAGCTACTATAACTCTTTAAAAGCAAGAAGCCCCAGCACATGGGGCTTTTTTATCGTATAAAGGAAGTACCAATGAAAATTTTGTTTAGCGCCGACCATCACATTAAGTTAGGACAAAAAAATGTTCCACGTGAGTGGGCAACGAATAGATACGAGTTACTATTCAAAGAACTTTATAAACTTGAACAAACTGTAGATCTTCACGTTATAGGAGGGGATTTATTTGATAGAATGCCAACCTTAGAAGAGTTAAGTTTGTATTTTAATTATATTAGAGATATAAGTGTTGAAACTATTATTTATCCAGGCAATCACGAAGCCTTAAAGAAAACTACGTCGTTTCTAACTAATCTCAAAGATGTTACTAAAGCCATAAACCCTTTAGTGACTATTATAGATGATTATTACCAACTAGAAGATATGGATTTTATTCCATACAATAAGTTGAAGGAATTTAACCCAGAGGGCTTTGAAGGTAGAACTTTATTTACTCATGTTAGGGGGGAGATTCCTCCACACGTATCCCCTGAGATTGATTTGGATAAGTTAGCACAGTGGGAAATAGTATTAGCAGGAGATTTACACTCTCATACTAATACACAGAAAAATATTGTTTATCCTGGCAGTCCAGTTACTACATCTTTTCATAGAAACCCTGTAGAAACAGGAGTTATACTATTCGATAGTGAAACTCTAGATTGGTCTTGGATGCCTCTTAAACTACCTCAATTAATTCGTAAAACAGTAGCCCATCCGGACCAAATGATAAAAAGTACTTATCATCATACTATATATGAACTAGAGGGGGATGCTGCAGAATTAATTAAAGTAGATAAAGATAATGAATTATTAGATAAAAAACTAATAAAGAGACAAAATGAATCTGCGTTAATCCTACATAAAGATATGACTATAGAAGATGAACTGTCTGAATATTTACAGTATATTATGGGACTAACAGAAAGGAAAACTAAAGAAGTAATAGGAGTATTTCATGATTATACTTAAAAGATTAACTTGGTCTAACTGTTTTTCTTATGGCGAGAACAACTCTTTAGATTTAGAAACTCACCTAATTACCCAACTTGTGGGTACAAATGGTGCAGGTAAAAGTAGTATTCCTATAATTTTAGAAGAGGCTTTATTTAATAAAAATTCTAAAGGGGTTAAAAAGGCTGAGATTGCTAATCGCCATATAAATAAAGGGTATAAGATAGGTCTAGATTTTGAAGTAGATAACGTTCCCTATAGTATTAGAATTGATAGAAAGTCAAACCTAAAAGTCATATTAGAAAAAGATGGAGAAGATATATCTTCACATACTGCTACGAATACTTTCAAATCAATTGAGAAAATATTAGGACTGGACTTTAAAACTTTCTCACAATTAGTTTATCAAAATACTAATTCATCTTTACAATTTTTAACGGCTACAGATACTAATCGAAAAAAATTCCTAATAGAGTTATTAAACTTAGATCACTACCTAAATTTATTTGAAAACTTTAAGAAAGCCCATAAAGAAGCAGCTGAAGAAGTTTCAGAAATTAAAGGAAGTATAGATACTTTAAAAGCTTGGATTGAGGAGCATAAACTTGTAAATCCTAAGAAGCAGGAAGAGATTGAAGTACCTGAAGCTCCAGAGGCTTTAATATCTGAAAGAGCTTTAATACAGTCAAAATTAGACAATATATCTGAAACTAATGCTAAAATTAATAAAAATAATGTAATTAGAAAGAAGATATCTGATATCCCTTTTGGAGAACTTGCAAAAGATATTCCCGAGCCTAAAGAGGCTCCCGATATAAATTCTAAGTACGCTGAAGTTAAAGCTAATATGGCTCAAGCGGATACTCTTATTACTAAAATGGATAAGTTAGGGGATGTTTGCCCTACTTGTTTGCAGGATATTGACCAGCAAAAAGTGCAAGAACTAAAAGACGAACAACAAAGTATTAAGACAGAGCTTCAAGTTAAAAAACAAGAGTTAGAAGCCTTATCTATAGAGATAAAACAAGAAAGAGATACTTATAAAAAACATCATGCATTAGTACAAGACTTCGAAAGACTTAATTCTTTATTAGATAAAGACTTACCTACGGAAACTGAGGATGCGAATGCTTTAAAAACAGAGATTAAAGCATTAACTACTGAAATACAGAGTGCTCAAGAGGCTGTCGATAAAGCCATTAAGCATAATACTAATGTAGTGAAATTTAATACTGAACTAGACTACTTACTTCAGCAAATAAAAGAATTTAAACTTAAATTATTATCCGAAGAAGGTAAACTTAAATTGGTTAATGAAAGTTACGCCAATTTAGAAGTTTTAAAGAAAGCATTTTCAACTAATGGATTAGTGGCTTATAAGATTGAAAACCTTGTAAAAGATTTAGAGGATATGGTTAATGAGTATTTAGGTGAACTATCTGATGGTAGATTTGGCTTACAATTTGTAATTAATAGCGATAAGCTAAATGTAGTTATATCAGATGAAG